ATGACCGCCAGCTACGGCGCGACAGATGTAGCTGCTCAAAAAGCAAGAACGCTGTGGCTTGAGGAGTTGTTCTTCCTCGATGGCCGCGACATGATCAGCCATCCCCAGCACGGTCTTTTCACCGGCTTGGCTCTTAAATATCAAAACTTGCAGTCAACTGACGGCTACTGATGGCCAAGTCACTTAACGGGGATGTCTTCGTTGTTGGTAAACCAAAACGGACCACGCAAGGAAATGGTCAACACTCCCGCCCAAAAAAGGGACGAAAGAAGTACCGTGGCCAAGGCAAAAGATAGTTTTTCTCATGCTCAAAACTCTTCTTGTGAGTGGTGCCGTCGCTATTGCGGGTGCTGCGCTGGGATCTCCTGCAATCGCAGATCAGGGTTTCTACGTGAATCCTGAGATCAACATTGGCGTCGGCACTGAAACCGGCGTGGGTGGTGCTGTCACCGACCTGCATGTTGGTTACGAGTTCAAGAACGGTGCCTATGCACAAATGGGGCCTAGCCTCGTGACGCCTGACACCGGCGATTCTGAGATTGAACTCTCAGGAAAAGCTGGCATCAGCGGTGGCCCTATCTACACCGAGGTTTCGTTCTCTACCGGCGACACTGAAACCACCGGCAACATCAAGGTTGGCGGTCGTTTCTGATTGCTGCTAGAACCTGACTGTCTCCTCACACAGACAGCACGAGGCTCCCGAAAGGGGGCCTTTTGTTTATCTATTTACCATGAGCACGAAACTCAACGGCAACAGGTTCTCTCCTATGGGGAGCCGTGTCCCAACAGAGCTTTTGCCAACTGCTATCCGTTATGAGCATGCACGAGCAGTGCTGTTTGATCAGTTCGGTCAACACAGCAAAGCTAGAGAATGCGAAAAATTGAAGCGTTATTACGAGCGACGTAGCATGGATGAGTGTGTTTAAGACTCATGCAAAAGGTCTACAACTTGCTCGGCGTGCTGGGCTTTGTGATGTCTGGAACGCTTGTTGCTCTTAGCGTCGCTGCTTTTGCTCGCATCCCAGGGATGATCGATGACATGGCCGCCGACATGATGGATGACATCACCGGCAAGGTGACTGAGATGGTGCCCGGTCAAATTGACCAAGCCATGCCAGAGTTGCCGACCAGCACCGGACCGGCTGTGCCGTTCAAGCTTCCATGAGCGATCAGGTCAACTCACCAGCGCACTACACCAAAGGTCGCGTCGAGGCGATTGAGGTGATCGAGGATGTGGTCGCTGGTGCGCCTGATGCTGTGACCGGCTATTTAGTCGGCCAAACAATGAAGTACCTGCTACGGGCATGGCACAAGGGCAACACCATGCAAGACCTGCAAAAAGCCGCTTGGTATCTAAACCGTGCTATCGACAGGTTCAACGCTTAGGTGATCATCTTGGTGTTGGCGGTTGGATCATCGTCATGAGCTTCAGGCCCGAAGCCTTCCGCCTTAATTTTCGCCATGTCAAGTTCTGGCGTGGGTGCCTCAGGTTTCTTGTCAAACGACGCCAGCCACTCCCGTAGCGCGTCACCTGTAGGCGTACCTTTTGGCCACTTCACCCACTTGAGGATCGCTTTTGGATCAGTGAATGGTCTAGCCGAGTTGCCGCACAATACGGTGTAAACAACAGGCGGACCCTCGCGTCTGCGGTTACGTTCAATCCAAAGTTGACCTGCTGTAAACCGCTCTGACTTCATGCCTCAAATCCGCGAGATAGGTGTGCAACGGATCGGCGTGCCCAACATCTCTGTGGGTCAACCAATCCCGCCCCCTGTTTTACCAGCCGCACCACCAGTCACGTCAGCGCCGTTTCCAGTTATTGAAATGCCTGGATGCGTTCGGGCGCGTATCAGCAAGGGCAAAGGCGTTGAGACTTTCGAGGATGATCCACGCGGCAATGTCACTTTGTGCGATGGAGCTGTGCCTGTCTATGACGCGCCTGATTACAGGCCTCGTGATTTCACATGGGTTGAGCCACCTAAAGCAGACAGTAAAAAGCCGGAGCCAAAAGCCCCGGCAGCGATCCCTTCCCCAAATGTGCCGGGTGCCGACCCCGACAACTCAAGATTGCCTCCTAGCTCACCGTGCCCACCATTTGGCGCAAAAGAAATCGGATCGTTTAACAAATTAGGGACAGAGGTTCTTGCGGGCTATGAGCTGCAAGATGGCAAGTGCGTAACGCTTTGGGATCCTGTCCCTGTCGCACAGATCGTCAACAATTATGTGCCTGATGTCGGCCCGACTGTTTCAGTTGCAGTGACTGCAGCGTTCGCGACTACTGCCGCCATCTTGAGCAAGCCGATCGCATCAGTACTGCAAAAGCTGGCTAAGCCAATTACGAAGAAGGTCGTGAAGAAGCTTCTTTTGAAAAAGGAGAAACCGGTATCTTTACGGGAACGGATCCTGGCGCAACGAGATCGGAATCGCGCACTAATGGCTTTACGTCGGGCTGTGGGTAAGTGATGGCGTGGGTGTGATCTTCTACAGGGATTGGCTTGAGAACCACATCAGCACAGATTGCCTTGAACGGACTGTTGTCAGAAAAACCATAACCCTCGCGCAGGGCCTGCGAGCACGCCTTGAGACGACCCATTTCGTAGTTGAGCCGCTTGTCAGCAAGGCTCTGTTCGTAAAGAGCTACCTGTTTCTCTGCGGCCTTAAGGCACATATTTATAGCGCGACGATCTAGCGGCACTGAAATAGTGGCAGTGATGCCAAAGTTGTTGCTGTAATTGCTGCGATAGCCCGTCCTCATTGGCTTCATGAACAAAACTTTCCCAGGATTGTCAGGTATTCCGTCTGGTCCGTCCAAGCCAGTTTCAGGATCAATCAATCCATAGTTGTCACTGTTGTCATACACCGGCTCTTGGTAATACTCGTTGTTTGGCATGCCAAACGAGTGAACGCCAGACATGAAGGGTGAAATATTCAAAGTTGCTCCGTCGCACTGAATGCCAGAGCCGAAGCTAAATTTTTGATATTGGCCTGGAGTGATTTGTACGGCCTGGTTGACTACTGAGCCACTGCTATTTGAGACAGGTGATGCAGTGGCGCTCACCTGTGCAGCTGCAGGTGCTGTGTAAATCAAGCCGAGTAGCAGCGCAGTAGCTGTTGCTCTCATTGGCTGAAGGTGCTGGTGGAGTCGGTCACGCTTTCAATAATGGTCTCTCTGTCAATCATTACTTTCTCGATCAGGCCAGGTCCTTGATAGGTCTCAGCAAACTGAAAGGCAGCTCCTGGTGTTGATTGCACCCAGTTGCTCTTGCCGGAAAAATCCAAGCCCGTGCCGCTTAAGGCTGGGCTTACAACTCCATCAGTCGGCTCAACGCCAGTGCCGCTCACGGTGTATTCGTAACCAGTGCGATAGGACTCCGAGACGATTGACTCTTTCACAATCGTTTTTGTCTCTGTGTGAGTAGAGACGACTCCCTGGCTGAAATTAGGCACTACAGGAACAGCCGCTGCTGGCGATGCCAACAGCAGCAGTAAGGCACTAGCGGCTCTGCAGTTCACTAATCACCTGCCCAATCGCGCTGGTGTTTCCTGCGCCTGGAGAAATCGTGATCGACCCATTTGTTGTGATTGTGCCTGCCAAGCCAGTGTTAGTACCTGCGGCCTCACTCGTGATGTCACCAAAAGCGGGAACCTCACCGACAGTTGGGGCTGAGGTAGGCACCGCGTCACCTTGCGTGTAGCTGTTGGCAAAACTGAAAGCATTGCCACCAGTCGCCTGCGTTGCGTCTGGAATCGTCACGGCATTCACGCCGTTAGTGGCTGCTCCAAGCCCACCAATGGCATCGCTAGTAGTGGTTCCACCTGCAGTGACACTGGTATCGACCCCGCTGCCACTGATGCTGTAGCTATTTCCGACGCGAACAGCACGGGTAGAAGCCCCACCCACATCGAGCTGAATACTGCTGCTCAGTCGATGAGTCAAGTCAGCTTGGGCAGGGGCAGCGAGCAAAGTAATCCCCAATACCAAAAGTGTGCGCTTCATTTGGTG